CATAGTCGCCACTGACCATAAGTTCACAGGGTCTCAGTTTGTCGAAGAACTGTCTTAGATCGCCGTTAGTTACAGAGCGTCCTATTAATTTGAAAATTGGTAGACGCTTAAAGTTCCCGTGGAGCCATCGCTGAAGCGAACGTGCCAGGGCATAGGCCAAACCTCGGCCTTTAGTAACTAACCTAACCTTGAGAGGTTCTAGGACAGCAGCTACTTTACATTGCATGCTCCGCTTACGCAGCTCATGGAGCGATGCTTGTTCTTGCATGGTCGGAAAATCCATGCGTGTAGGGTAGCCATAAACCCACTTAACAGAACCCGGTCTGGGTTCATAAGCAAAGAGGAGTTCACGTAAGCCAATTTCCGCAGTTGAGCGAGGGCCAGTTCTGGTCGCCTCAAGATGCTGAACATACGAATATTGACCTCCATTTGCTCGATTCTGCTCAAAGCAGGCATTATGGCTACAAGGTTCTAGCTCAGGACGATAGGGAGTAAAGGACTCCAGGATTTCATCAACGCGCTCATCTATCCATACCCCGAGATCAGATGGGACCTCAAGGGGCACAGCAGAAAGTGCCTTCCGGTGCTTCTCAAAAGCACGGGCGATGAAACTATCAGGAACGCTAGGACACGCACGCTTGGACTGAAAGTAACTGTTAAAGAGATGTACGTTATGACGGCAGGGGTCTAGGAGTCGACGTCGAATATAACGTCGTAGACAACCTGTATACGGGATGTCCAGAAAGAATGATTCCTCCTTTTCTGGAAGCTCTTGCGATAGCAACTTCGCTAAGGGCCATGCTGTGGAATACTTCCATGCCCGTATTACATCACTCGCCGGTAGTTTCCCATAACTACCAAAGGGGGAAAGTATGCTGAGATGAGTGATCTTAGTAAGAAAATCAGGATCACTATCCAAGAACATCTCAACCTGGCCTAAGATTATGCCAGCACAATACCGGTAACTCTCCGGTACCGGGCCGTGAATGATAAACACCGGCCCTTGCATACTTGGACGTTCGTCCCTCTCTTGCTCTATTGCTACACTCAACCCTAGATGAAAGAAGATACGCGAGCAATCCTCGTAGAACTTCTTCCGCGAAGCTAGTCGTTTGACTATGCTTCCTAGGGGACCAGTAGCTGTAACTATGTGGTCGTCCACCGCATAGTTACCCGACTCCTTGTCGGATAGGGCGCTATCTAACAGACGAAGGGCTGCGAGAATGGTTGTACCATTCTCTCTCCCTGTCAGCGGACGTTGCATCCGTTGATAACGCTTGTTGTGCTCTTTAGTTATTATTATCATGAAATAGTAACAGGGCG